TCCCAAAAGGGGTCGTCTGCTGGGGGCGACCAACCCGGAGCCTCGGGAGCCGGAGCCTCGGGAGCCGGAGCCTCGGGAGCCGGAGCCTCGGGAGCCGGAGCCTCGGGAGCCGGAGCCTCAGGACCGCCACCGCGACCGGGACCATGCGGGCCGCCTTCAGGGAAGAAGTCGTCTGGTGGCTGCCAGTCGTCTGGTGGCGCCCAAACTCCGCCTTCGTCTCCGCCTTCGTCACCGTCTTCGGGTCCTGAGAACCCGGGTCCTTGAAAACCTCCACCGTCCGGTCCCCGACCTTCGTCTCTGCCAATAGGCGGTACGTCCACGTTGATAGTGGGATCGAACTGGAACGCCCCTTCACCAAACGTGACGTTGCTCCCCGGTCTAGGCACGAACCGTTGATAGTCAAGGTACGGCTGCGCGTCGGCAGCGGTGAAAGCCGGAGTGCCGCTACGGGTGGAAATCTGTTCCGTGATGGCCTTGTAAGGGTCCATCTCGTAGTCCGTTGCCCCAGCCGTAGCCAAAAGCGATTCCATTTGTTCGTACTGGGCTTTGGTAAGCCCTCGCAACATGGGTGCGTACTGCTCCATTGCTGCGTTGATCGCCATATTCGCTCGCGTCTGCGCTGCAATGGACCCCAACAGTTCCCGTTGGCCTTCTTCCGTTGACATGGCTGCGTGTACGTCCTGCCACTGAGCCAACGCTGCGTTCTCGTCGGCTTCCGCGACTTCCGCACCCGCACGTTTCGACATCAACGACTCAAGTGACCGTTCAACGGCTAGTTCGCTAAGCACCTCGTTGGCGTCTACGCGCCGACCAGCCACGTCAATCGTTGATTCTTCAATATCTAGCGCCCTGAGCGCTATGTCGGCATCTACTTTGTCGTAGCCGATTGACTCCAACCGCATCGCTACCTGCTGGCGGTCCAGCCCAAGGTTGGAAAGTTTACGGGCCTCGTCTGCGATGCTCGTCTGGATAGCGAGCCGGTTCGTATCGAGCCTGCTGATCGCATCCGTAACGTCCGCCTTGGACCTCCCGTACCGGTCAGCCAAATAGCCGACATCGGTGAACTCCAGATCCAACGCCCGCAAGTTGGCGTCCAAATCAACCGCTGCGCGATCCTTTTCGGCTGTCAACTGCGCTCGTTGGAACGTGTCCCCCGCTTCTAGTTCTGTCAGGCTGAGGTCAGCACCGGTGGATTGCAGGGCGATTTCGTCCAGCGCCAGTTGTTTGCCGAGTTCGATGTCTGCGACATCTTCCCTGATGCCGGTAGTGAACGATGCTCCACGCGCATAGGCGTCACGCAACGCAGCCCGTTCAGCGCGGTCTGCTTGCAGTTCCGTTGCTCGTTTGTCAAGGTCGGCTTTGTCTCGCACCAAGTCGATGCGACCCTTGCCGACTTCAAGAGACTCACCCAGCAGCGTTTCGCGGGCTGTCCGCAACGCTTCCGCAATCGTGTCCATCGTGTTGAGATCAGTTTTCTGAAGTCCGATCTCTGTTTTCTGATCGGCGGTCATGCTGATCTGATCCGACAACGTGTCGATCTGACGGTCGAAACTTTTTTCGTCCAAGTCAACGTCGGTCAACGTCTGGTTCAGATAGGTGATCGCATCGCCAACACTGGCTTCCTGAAGTCCGATGCGGCCCGGTAGTTCGGCCTGACCACCGGGTCCGGTGAATCCACCGGACAGTTCCAACCCGACTTCTCGTTCCGCTAGACCAGCGCGGTCCAACAGGTTCTTTGTCTGCTCCCGGTTGAGACCCACGCCAAGCAAGTTGTTCGCCAAGTCTTCGCGCGTCAGATCCGCCAGATTCTCCTGACCCACCGCATGGTCCAGAATGTTCTTTTCCTCGGCGGTCAACGCCCGTCGCGCTTCCTGCCACGTCGTGCGCCCACCGAAATGTTCGTCACTCAACAGTTGGGCAACAGTCGGCTTCTGCGCGCGACGAACCTGTGCTGCCAACTGGTTACTCAACTGAGTGCCAGCCTGCGTAATAGCCGATTCTCCAAGCGACTGCGCTTTAGCGCGGTTCAGCAGCAACCCTGTGAGTGCCGCTATCTGCGCCTTGTCCGCATACGGATCGGGGTTCTGTATGACCTCAACCTCAGTGGCCTGCACATTCTTTTGACCGGCAGCCGTGCCTTGCCCACCCGGATCTGTGGCGGTGCCGCCAACGGGTGGCAGAGAAATCCCGCCCATTAGTATTCGCCGCCCCACAGCCAACCGGGAATGTGGCTGCTACCAACCTGAATGAAGTCGCCTTGGTCTGTCCAACGGCGAGTCTGGTCGATCATCTCTTGGAGCGAATCCATGTAGATGGCGCGGGCTTCCTGCCAACGTGGGTCGCGGTCCTTGCGTAACGCAACGTGTTCCACATACGACTCGATTAGATCCTCGTAGCCGACAGGAACCTGCACCGTCGAACCTGCTGCCGAACCGTCCGTCGCAAGGTTCGATGCCGTCTGGTAGAAAAAGACCTTCAACTTTCCTGCTTCGGACGGCGTAGGGTAAAGAACGATTTTCAGCGTAGGCGGGTACCCCCACATCGTGTAGAACGTCGGGTACCCCTTGCTGGTCGTTTGCGACGCCCACCACACCGCATCCATCGAGTTGAAATCGCGGTACTCCAACGGGTACACGTTGCTGGAAGCAGTCGGCCTCCATTCAACCCGGTGAACACGCAAGCAGCCATCATTGACGGTGTACTCCTGCGTGTTTGCCGTGACGTTGATTTCTTCATACGTCTGCAAAGACTCAGTTCGGCGCGCAATGTCGCGTGCCGCTTCGTTGATCCACGTCCGCAGTTCAGCGTCAGACCACTGGCCGGAAGTCGTCTCGTCCAGTTTGTTGCGAATGTTGGTGAGGTAGGTGGCTTGCGTTGCCATGCGGGTATCTTACCAACCTTCTGATTTGCGGTCCCCGGCAAGTATCGGTGCTTGCCACACTACTCCGTTCTTGGGCACGGTCACCCACAATGCCTGCTGCGGAGCCTCAAAACTAAAGTTCGATGTGGCGGCGTACTCGTCCCATCCTTTGAGGGAGCCATTTACTATCAGACCATTGGACGCGGCCTGTATCAACGTGTGCCAATGGCCGACGATCATTATGTCGAACGGCGTTCCCATCGACTCGTAGTTCTGCAACTTCTTGGCACGCATACGCAGGAGGGGGGGCCAAAGTCCGCCAATGCCCTGACCCCCCCTCGCCTGATCCCCGTGCGTAAGCAGATACGTCGTGTCGTACACGGGGACAACGGCGTCCGTTGCCTCAGGGATTTGGAAGGTGATCCGACTATCGGACTTCAACAGGAGTGCGAGTTGGTGTGCGAGGAACCAGTCGAAGTTGTCTCGCGCCCGTAGTTTCGACCTTGGTTTGTGCGTACGCCGACTGTGGTTGCCGACCACGCATGGAACATGGACCGATCCGAACTCCTCCGCCAGCATCGAAATGCCGGAAGCCAGTCGTTCCGACCAGAACAGCAGGGAACCCAACATCGTGTCTTCGTTGGTTTCCGTCAGTTCTTCATGGATGTCACCACTGAAGATGTCCCCACCCATGAACAGCACTACCCCGTCGTAGTCAAGTCCCGACAAGTAATCGCGGGTTAGTTCAACGGTCTTGTTGAAGTACCGGTCCAACCGTTTGACGGCGATCTCACGGTTGTAGGCGTTGACGTTGTTCATTTCCTCCGGTTTGACGACTTCATCGAAATGCGTATCGGAAAGAATGGTGCAGATCGTCGCCGCGTCTTTTTTGGATTTCTTCTTGCCATTTCGCGGCTGAAGCCATTTTGGTACAGACGACAGTTCGGTGCTGAGGTTTCTAAAAACCTGTAGTTCTCTGCCTACAACCAGAAGTTCTGACTCTGCCTTGGATAAGGCAGCCTTAGCGATGTCGCGCTCTGCCCGAAGTTTCGCTACAGAAGCAGCGGCAACAAAGTCTGCGAGGTCTTGTGAATCATCGTCGCTCACGATTCATCACCCCCATAACCTTCCCGGGTGTAGCATCCTCATAGCCTAAGGATTTCAACCATTGGCAAGCCATTTCCTTCCCAACCGAGTTGGACCGCATGGCATCCCACAACTGGTTGTAGACATCATCTGGGAGGCTGTCGGCCCACGCTGGCATCCTCTTGGGACGGTTGGCAAACTCCTCTAGGCTTGTGTCAGACGCCATCAGGGACCCGTGGGTTCCACATCGCGGACCACTCCTTAGAACTAACCCTTCCATTTACATCCAGCAGAAACGCGCGCTGCAACTGTTCGACAGCGCGTTTGGTCTTTCGACCGAAGATCCCGTCCGCATTGCCGCAGTTGAAGTCGATGGCGTTGAGCCTCTGCTGAACAACTTTGACAGACGGACCTTTGGACCCGCGACGCAGCGAACACCACGCAATATCCCGACCAACTTCTTCTATGAACGCGAGGACGCCTTTCCAATCCATCTCTGGTTCAGAAGGTTTGTCTGGTGTCCCGTCGCAAGGAAACCAGTCTTTGGCATCTCGCGGTTGGAAGTGCCACCACTCCTTGATGGAACCGTCTCTGTTCTTGACGGTTGGCCGCAGTCCATAGCGGCGCGCAACTGATGTGACCACAGGAATGGACCCGCCTTTCAGCGTGATGCGGAAATCAACTGCGTACGAATACCCGTCGGGCTGTTCCTGATGAAACGATCCCCTGAAGAAACCGTCTGGTCGCAGCCAGTCTGGATTCGCAGCAAGGTTTCCCTTACCTGCGCGGTACTTGTCGTACAGCCGTTTCTGCGCCGCATAGGACCTGCAACCTGAAACAACTGCGACACGGCCAGCAACGCGACCGTCGCCAAAGAACGCCTCCAGCCTCTCCCTGAACCTTGGGTGGATCAAGGAGAGGTCAACGTGCCCGCCAGTCGTTGGGATCATCAGTCCGCTATTCAGTCGTTGTCGTGAGCCAACCGCTCTTGTGGCTCTCTACAACCATTTTAGCAGCCTTGTAATCTTTGACGAGGTTTATGAGGTTGCCGTTCTCAAACACCCCGTACCAAGAAGACACGACGCCCCGATGATCTGGCACGTTGATGCACTTGATACCGTGATCTACTATCACGCACCAAAGCCTAACCTACCCCGTCATCTAGGACAATCCCCCACGCCGAATCTCAACCAGACCTGTAATAGTGATACACAACTTGGCAGCCACCGACTGGAGCCCTCGCAGCATGTAGCCCTCCTCCATGATGAGCCGCAACGAATCGTGGATTACCGTCGTGTTGGCGGTCACCGACACGTCGTAGAACAGCGCGTTGCTGACGGCGCTAGAGGCACCCTTTGCGACCATGTGCAGCCGAAAGGTACGGGCCGAACTGTCAGTGTTGGCGATGACAACCTGTAGTACCTCACTTCGGGCACCCGGCAGGTTCGGAGAAGTATAAAGCAAAGTGTCGCTAGTACCCGGGTTCCCTTGGTAGAAGACCTTGCGTACAGTTTCGCGCTGCTGGCTAGGGGGCTGGGCAACCGCCAACTGGGATGGATAGCCTGTTTCTTCCGGCATCGTCAACCCACCGACGGATGGTTCTCAATGAACTCCTGATACTGCTCAGGAGTGGCAAGGACAATCTGCATCACAGGTGCAGGCTCCGACGGACCCTTGCCTATCGTCATGCTGACCGTGCCCACAAGAGTCCCGATGGCTACCAACAGTCCTGTTGCAGCAATAATGAGTTTCGTCGTTCGTTCCATGACTAATCCGCATCGTCAAACCAGTCGTCGCACCATTTCTTACTGCGGCACGCTTCCTCGTTCATGTCCACACGGGACTCTAAGCGATCAAGCCGTAGGTCAATCTCATCGAGTTCGTCTACGCCGCTCTCAACGATGTCCAAGAGGGATTCCATCTGACGCTTCACGCCCTCCAGATCACTGACAACAATCTCCATCATCGTGCTGGAAGCAAAGTTCCTAGTGTCCTCCACACGGGCAAGGCGCATACTCTCCAACGCATCAGCGTTCGTACTCACGCCTTCTTCAATGGAAGCAAGACGGGCCAGCACCGCACTATCAGTACCCGTGTTCTGTTCGATGACAGTCACGGTCTTCTCTAAGTCGTCGATACGTCCCGCGACTTGCGCCGCGTTCCAGACGACAACGCCGCTCGTGATCGCCACAGACAGGATCAGTCCGAGTGTGATCCGCGACACTTTGACTTGCTTCAGATCGGTGATTACTTCATCGGACATGATCGTACATTACTCAGGCGGTGTGGGCCAAACCACTTCAGACACGCGGCTGTACGTCGCGGGTAGATCCCGTAGTTCCTGCCGGTACGTCGCCCACTCTGCCTTCTTCTCATCGGTGAGTGGTGCGTCGGTCAACTGTGTCCAATCGGTGCTAGCCAGTATCCCGGTGCGCTGAGAACGGGTCATCGTGAAATTCTGATCCGCTGCTTCTCTCCGCGCCTCCTGTTCAGCGATCTCATCGTCGGTGAGGGGAATCATCACCCCGTCCACCATCTTCATCGGTGTTGACATTTGGCCTCCTAAGCCGAGTTGAGTCCGTACAGGGAAAACACGGAATGTTCAGCGAAGTCGCCCACGCCGTTGGCAATCGTGATCGTTGTGATAGCCGCAGTAGACTTCCAATGGCCGTGCATTATCGTCTGCTGATAATCATGAGTGTCGCCAGCAGTCCCCGTGCCCGCCGAGCCACCGATAACGCCCTTATATTTGTCCGTAGCCCTATAGTCCAAAATCCAAAATTCACAAGTGGAAAAAGCGTCTGTCTGATCCCGCGTAGCAATAGCATCCATCCCATAGCTGAACCGTGACTCATCCCAATCGCTGGTTGCGATGCTGGACGGACCATACGCATTCATATGTGCTTGCCAGTAGTTGCCGCTAGTAGAATCACTATTGAACCGGATATCCGACCCGTCAACGGCGTTGGTCCGTTCCGACCTTGTGTGACCCTTCAACAACAGATGCGTATAGGAACCTAGAGACGAGAACGTAATCGTCGCCGCACCACCTGAACCGACCTGTTGATGCTGAACAAGTTCTAGACCAGCCATCAGGAATTCCTCCACCCATACAGGGAAAACTCAGAACCAGACACAAAGTTAGATCCGTCCATCGGAGCCAACTTCAGCGAAGTCACCACCGCCGTCGAAGTCCAAAGCCCGCCAGCCAGACCAATAATGGCATCATTGCTCGTAGAGGCATCGCGGAGAAACCCGCCATACTGTCGAACCGAAGTCTTCCGATCCGAGTCGGCATAGCCTCCGATGTCGATGATCGCCCCACCGAACTCGTTTGTACCCGCCGCACCGGTCGCACCAGCACGAAAGATTTCGATGTTGCTCTGAGAGAACCGTTCACTGACAGCGGATGAAGATGTGTGGGCATACATGGTTTGCTGGTTGTAATTGCTACCAGAGTTGAAAGTCAGAGCCATCGCATCCGACGCCACAGACCCACGGTCTGTCTTCGCTACGCACCGCACCTGAAGAAACTCGTAGTCAGCCGAGATCGAAGTGAACTCCACATACGAAGCCGAAGACGACAATGTACTCGTTGCGATGTGCTCATAGATGTCAGCCATCAGCCCGTACTCGTCCTAATCCCGTAAAGATCAAACTGTGAACCAGAGGCGAAGTTGCCGTCAGGGTTCATTGTGAAGGTTGTCATCGCAGAGGTGGACTGCCATGACACCATCCGACACACAAGCGAGTTGTCTTCTGAAGCGTGCATGGTCCCGAATCCCTCCTGTATATAAATGGTCTTGTACTTGTCTGTGGCGTTCACATCCATGAAGTTGATGATCGACACTCCATAGAAGTTCGCAGACATATCAGCACCGATCAGGTGGGCTGTCCGAAAATATCCGATGGGGCCAGTCTTCGCCGCACCGACAGTTCCACCATTCGTGTTGAAATTCTGCCATAGATAGTTATCGCCTGAATCCGAGTTGATCTCTGTCGTCACCCCAACACCGACACCGTTGTTCGTGCCACGGCCAGCCATCACCAGCACAAGGTCTTGGAAGTCCGACCACGCCGTACTAGAACCAGACGACGACATCGTGACCGAAGCCGTATCCGAGCCGAGCGTGTTCGACTGGATCGCCACCCACGACCCGGTGTCACCCGCATCGCCTGAACCGGCAACCGCCCCGATCAGAGCGTGTGAGAGGACCATTACGAGTCCAGATTACCGAGGATGTACCACTCGTCCGTTTCATGCTTGATCAGCACACACGACGAATACTGCGTCTTAATCTTGTTCTTATCCTCATCCGACCGGGTGGTCACACCGGACCCCTCCGTGATAACAACATCACCACTCCCCAACCGGACAACTACGATCTGTGTGCCAATCGGGAAGGCAACCGATGAGTTCGGCGGGATCGTCACATTCTCACTGGAACTACTGTTGATCTCAATGACCTTCCCGGCGTCCGTCAAAACCAGTGTGTAATCGGCGGTCTTACGGTCCAGATCAACGGCCTGCCCGACAGCGACACCGATAGTTGCCGTGCCGCTAACTGTGACCCCAGTCAAGGTCCCTACAGAAGTAATGGCCGACTGCGCTGCACCGGTAACCGTCGCCGCAGTACCAGAAGCATTGCCAGTGACGTTGCCAGTGAGGTTGCCCGCGAACGCAGTCGAAGTTAGGACACCGGTACTCGGGTTGTACGTCAGACCGGTGTCTGTCTCAATGCCCTGCGTGCCCGTCGCGCCATCAACGAACGTCGGATAGACCGTTTCGTCCGTTGAGTTGTTAGCCGTGGCTGTGACATTCGTAGCCTCGGTCGCTGTTGCAGCGTTACCCGTGCAGGAACCTGCCGAACCCGAGGCGTTGCCAGTGACGTTGCCGGTCAGCGCTCCCGCGAAGGCGGTCGCCGTGAGGGTGCCAGTTCCGGCGTTGTAAGTGAGTCCTCCGTCCGATTTAGGCGCAAGATCCCCCGTAGCACTCTCAAAGAGAGCCACGGAACAAGAGGTGTCCGTGGTATCGGCAACGGTGATAGTGGCCGGGACGATGGCTGCTGTTCCATCAAACGATGTACCTCCGATAGTTCGCGCTGTCGCCAACGCGGTTGCTGTTGCGGCGTTGCCGGTACAAGATCCTGACGACCCAGAAGTATTGCCGGTGACGTTGCCGGTCAGGTTGCCGGTGAAAGCAGTCGAAGTTAGGACACCGGTGCTGGGGTTATATGTCAGTCCCGTGTCTGTCTCAATGCCTTGGGTGCCCGTGGCACCATCAACAAAAGTGGGGTAGACGGTTTCGTCTGTTGTGTTGTTTGCGGAGGCGGTGACATTGGTGGCCTCGGTCGCTGTTGCAGCATTACCGGTACATGAACCTGACGAACCCGAGGCGTTGCCGGTGATGTTGGTTGTGATGCCACCAGCGACAGTCATCGCACCACTGGAGTCGATCACCATACGGTCGTTGGTGCCCAACGCTGTGCCGTCACTGATCTTGAACTTGTCAGAGTCGGAGTCGTCAATACCGATGGTGAAGGTTTCACCCGTACCGTTGTCTAAGGCAAACGAAAGGTCCGCGTCGTGTTCTACTCCTGTTCTTGAGTAGATCCGCACCATCTGGTCGGTTGCTGAGGAGTTGCCTTCGATGTGGAGAGACGCACCGGGTGAACTTTCGTTGATGCCAACTCTCTTGTTGGTGCTGTCTTCGGTAAACACGTCGCCGGTGATGACGCTCGTGACATTCGTCCACGCCGAACCGTTGTACGCCTGCACTTGGTCTGTTGACTTGACGTAGCAGATCATCCCCTCGGTCGGGGTTATAGCATCGCGGGCCGTGGTGTCGGCAAACACCATGCAAACCTGATCCTGTAGATAGGTTTGGACGTTCGCCGCTGTCACGACTTCCGATGCCGACCATGTGCGGTATCCTGCTCCGGCCATTATCCCAACTTGTCCTCGTTTAGTACGTCGTCTGTCCGGTCCATGACGAGCCCTCGGTGGGAAACGTCATGGTTCGGTATGTGCTGCTTCGGGAAGTACCCGAAGTTTAGCGCATACACCGTAGGTGCGGCTGACGTGCCGTCGTGAGAATAGGACCGGATACGAACATTGAACGACCGCATCGTGAATCCGCCCGTTTCACGGACGACATGGGTGATTGTTTCGTTGCCGGAATCCGACTGGTCGAACACAAACGACCCGATGGGTCCGTCCTCTGACGCTTCGTCTCTGAATATGTCAACGTGTACCAGACCGCGACCCTTGAACGTCAGTCCGATTTCGCGTAAATGGATGTACCGCTCGTAGTCAAGAACGAGGGGTGCAGACCGCCAGTAGAAGGTGGGAGCAAGAACGTCCGCTTCCAACCGGCATATCACGCCTTCTCCCTGTTCCTGATACTTGCCGACTGCGCCGTAAGCGGCATCGGTGTTGTTGAACACCTGCCCAGCCGGGACATCCCAGTATCGGATGCGGTTGTCGAAACCAGACTCCTGTACGGGGTCTGACAGTCTCCACCACGCTCCGGTGCGCTCGTCCAGTACCCATTCGTTTGGCATAAGGACGTAGTTGTTCCATGCCTCGCATGATCCGGTATGGCCCTTACGTTTAGAGGCGTCGTCGTAGTCGCAGAACCCTGTGTCTAGGAAAGGTGACATATTGCGGCTGGTGTCGCCGCCATCCCATGCGTACACCGAACCTTTGGCCGTTGGGTAAATAAACCCCAGAGTGGACATCGCCCCAAGGCACGTTGCGTTACCCGTTACCTTTGGTAGAGCAACCACCGTTGGCGATTCCAACGATCCTGTGATGAGTACGGCCCCACGTCCTTTGATCAGCAACAACTGGTTGGCGGTGATACTCGTCCACGCCGTGTAGCCCGTTGCGTTCTGAATCTCAAACGTAATCTGTTCACCAAACGTGTTGGCCGAACTCGACTCAAAGTCGAACAGCACACCCGGCGGTGTCGAAAACACTATGTTCTCGTTAGAGGTGATGTTTGGTCCGTTGACGCGGGTGAACTTCGACACGACGAACCCGACGATTCGGTTCTGGTGGGCAACGATTTCAGTGGGCTTGTTCGTAGTCGGACTGCCCACACTGGTCGTTTCCGACATCAGGTACTTCGGGGACGATCCACCGGTGCCGTCCACTGAATCCGGGTAGGCCACCACATCCCAGTCCGAGAGATCGTGCGCCATCCATGACGCGACGATTACCGGGTCGCCGGGACGGAACTGGTCGTCTTCATCGAATGTCCCAGACCGCTTTTCGCGTGTTGACGCAAACGTGATCGGTCGCCACAGTTCGCTCGAAATGGGGGACGGACCAGAAGTAACCGCTCGGTCAAGGATCTGATAGTTGGCGTTGTCAGCAAGGTTGACTGCTTCAATATGAACATTGCGGCGGTATGCCGATGCCCCGTCGTGTTCCAACCACTGAACGCCTAGATACAACTCCACCGGGTAGTCGTAACTATCCGAAGGTCCACCGATCCCGCCTTGGGACGCAAACCCGCAAACTTCAAAGTTGGAACCCGATACCAGCGGATTCCCGTTGTAATGCCAGCCGGACGCGCTGTCGAGAAGATGATCGGTAGTGGCCCCTGCCGAACCGGTGCGGTTCAGTTGCTTGGCGGTACGGACCACCTGCATCTTAGGAAGTGGACCCAGCCCTGATGTGGGCAGAGCAACACAACCCCAAGTGTCCGTTTGCTGCGCCGTGCCCGGTTCCTGCGTCGGTGAATACTTGTCTCGGATGCCGGGGCTGAAGTCAGTTAGTTGAAAGTACTTCAGTTCTGGCATCTGTCACACCTAAGAGAATCCTGACCGTTGCTAGTTCTTCTTGCAGGGCAGCGATTTCACCCCGCAACTCAAACAGCGTTGTCGTTGACTCTAGTGCGTGGAGTTCTGCCTCCCGCTCACGGCCAGCGACAGACGTTTCGGCGCTGGCTGCGAACCCGCGCACCTTCGACTGGCGCTCCGTAGAAAACACCATCGCTGCTTCTTCGTGGAGGTTGGCGAGTTTGCCCGCTACTGCACAGTAGAGCGACCGTAGTTCTTCAACCGACAAAAGGTAGTAGCCGGTGAAGTCGTGCCTCACTGACGCTTGGCTCGTTTAGAAGCAACCGGTTCAGGAGTGTCTTCGTCGGCGTCAGCATCAGGCTGGTCGGATCGGACCTGCGATTCATACTGTTTCTTGAGCCGATCTAGGTCCTTGGCCTGCTGGCGGATCATCCCCAGCATGTCCTGATGCTCGTCTACTGTCACATCCGCCTGCGACACTGACGTACCGGTGGGATCGTCAATAACAGTCGTTACTGGATTGTTTCCATCCACGTCGGTCACTTCGACCACTGGCTTGGTTTCTTCCCACAATGCGGGATTGTCCCCACAGCCGTACCGGATCTGCAACCGTCGGAACTCGTCGTCGCGCTCGCGGAGAGCGCGCTCGGGCTTGTTCTTTGCGTCCCAGTCGCCAAACCACAGTTTGGCTGCTTCTAGGGGCACAATGGCTGTGCCCTTTGGGTCCACCGAGTATGTGGTCCCGTCGAACGAATCGACAAGGACCACATCTCGGCGGTTAGTGACCCTGACTACTGACATGCCGCCGCTGCCTTTCTGTAGAGGTTCTAGAACTTCGAGAACCAGATCGCTGCCTGATTGGTGGACCCAATCTCGGTACCAAGGTAGATACCGAAGTGGTCGCCAACAATGGCGTTGGCATCCGCTGGGGACACCTTTCCAGCCGCGCCGTCCGTCGAACCGTGAAGGGTCACGAGATCGTCTAGGGCCGGTGCCGTGTTTCCAATGTTGCACACCGCGTAGCCGAAGACAACAACCTCAACAACCTCGTCGGCTGCTGCTGTGTTCTTCGCCACGCCAAGAACGCGCTCGGGGAGCGAGTCGGAAACGTCCAACTGCTCCACGGTGACGGTCGTGTCGGTGTCTACCGAAGCGGCAACTGCCACAAGATCACCAGCGGTGATCGCAGCAGCAGCCTTGAACGGTGCGACGATTTGGAAGTTGACGGATGAGCCAGTGGACTGGCCGAAAGCGCCAAGTGGGTTGGTGAGTACTTGATTCGCCATGTCGTCGTCTCCTTACGCCGTGAGGGCAGACATTTTGCCCTGCAACTGACAGTTGTTGATGACGAGGTTACCAGCCCAGAACATCTTGGCGACCATCGCGTCCTGCTGGATTGGCGTCTGGAAGTCCTCTAGATAGAAGTCCGCTCGCGGCGAAACCGCAAAGTGGATGAAATCTTCGTTGAGGAAGTAGATGTGCTGACCGGAACCGGACCCCGACGGGCCGTCCGTCGGAACGTGCGAATCCACACACAGCGGAACGCCATTGAACAGCAGGTTGGTGAAACCAGCCTGCGCCAACTGCTCATCGACAGCGCCCTGACCGACGTGGATCTGCACGTCAGCCTGATTCAGCGCCCAGAAGCGGTTGTAGTTCGTCTGCGTGGTGACCAGCACCGTCGGGTGCCGTCCGCCGTTTGAGCAGTTGCCGAACATGGTGTTCATCGTCGCCAGCGACAGCGTGGTGGTCGAGCCGTCGTACTGCGACTTCCACCATGTGTTGCTGGAACGGGCGATTCCGGCGTAGGTGCCTAGAACCGTCGAATCGTCAACGGCACCTTCGATGCCGTCGATCTGCTTGGTGTCTGTTGACCCGTCAGACCACAGTCCCGTACCGAGCAGTTCGGCCATCTCCATTTCGGCCTGCTGGAAATACAGGCGAATGAAGTCAGCAACCGCTTCGGGGCTGTCCGTCTTGATCAGGGTCAGGCCGTCAACTGTGACCGGAACGTAATACTGCTTCCAGTCCCACGCAGCGTTCTTGATGGTGTCCGACGGGGTTACGTCCAGAAGGTCGAATCCCGAGTACGCGCCACCCGCTGCCAGACGGCTGTGCATGAGCGGTACTTCGATCTGCGTGCCACCCCGAACGATCTTCTTGTTCGCTGAGTTCAGACGAAACAGCAGAAGGTTCGAGTTGTAGACGTTATCGGTTACCTCGGGGAGGATGTACCGACGCGCAATCGAAGTAACGACATTTGAGCCGATTGGCGTTGCCATGTGTTGTTACTCCTGATGAATGGTTAGTTTGATTTTCCCAACGCTGCTGCGATTTCGTTGACCATTGCTGATCTACGACCCGCAGCATCGGCGGGTACTGCATCGGTGTCTTGCCTTGGGACACTGCCCGCAGTTCCACCAACAGAAGCCATCTTACGCTTTCGGGCTGCGTCTTCTTCTGCGTCAGCAAGTCGCTTGTTGAACTCTCGTTCGCGCCCGTTCTCAGATTGCAAATACACGATCTCTAGTGCGCGTTCTACCGCTTTGATCGGATCTCCGGTTTCTGAGTAAAGCGCAGGGACTATGTTTAGTCTGGCTGCTTCGGTGGCGAGAGAGTGGACTTGCTCGTTGCTGAGGTCGTATGCCGAGGCGAACTGTGCTTGTGCCGCTTCGACATGCTTCTGATTCTGTGCCGCTTGCTGCTGCATCTGAATCTGCTGCTGCTGAGCGAGGTAACCCTCTAGTTGGTCAACCTTCTTGAGCCGTTCCTGAACCGAATCGGGAAGCAAATCCCAATCCTCGTCGTATTCAGGCTCGATTGGCTGCTGAGGAGCCTGCTGGACAGGCTGCTGAGGAGCCTGCTGAGGGGGCTGCTGACCGTGAGGAATCAGTTGGTACTCGCCGGTCATGTAGCCAACGAACTTCATTGCTTCGTCCGGGTTGGTGTTCATCCAATCCCAGAACTTGGCGACACGCTCCGCTTCTTCCTGCGGGACCTTTACGTCGCCCAACTGGATGTAGTCGTTGGCGTCACCGCCGGGGGGTTCCCCCTCGGCGGCTGGGAGATAATCGCCCCCGGCGGCGACATCTTCTGCTTCGACGCTGCTGTCGTCGGCGTCGTCAGCGAACTGGGCTTCTAAATCCGAAACCCATCGCTCTGTGCCTGCTTCGGCACTAAAACCCTGATCTGCTAGGGAATCGTCTATTTGATCCTGTGTCAGTTCGTATTCAGTTGTTTCGTCGCTCATCTATCTCATTCCCGCTGATGCCACCAACCGACGTAGTTCGTCTGGATTGGGCATCCCCGCCGATGGGGATGGTCCTGATGGAGCCATTGCCGGTGCGCCGACTCCGGCTCCTGCGGCCTGAGACAACTGCTGGCCCATGCCGGGAGGCACGACGCCTCCTGCTTGGGCTAGTGCCTGCGCCGCCTGCTGCATGGGTTCCCGCAACTTGTCCAAAATGGACGATTCGATGGCCGACAAGAACTCAAGGTTTGCATCTGGAGCGGCCTTGAGTTGTGCCAGCGACGAGAGGAGTTGATGCAACCCCTCCTGCATCGTGTTGTTCTGCCGGGTAGCCATAGTGGACTACTTCTTGGCAGAGAGGTCCCGTGGGGACTGGTTCTTCTTGGCAGAGGTGTTTGCGCCGTAGTCGCGGCCAGCGGTGTGGCCCAACTTGTGCACCTTGATGCTCTTGCCAGAAGTGGATGCCGGTCCGGGCATGATTGCTCCTTGTGTCAGAGTGAAGTCGCGTTGCGGCGATCTTCGCCGTGTCCTTCGCCCGTCTCTTTGTTGACGGACTTGCGGCCTACCTGCTTCGACATCACGGAACCCTTGTCGGAGGGACCCGACCAGCCTCGCGGTGTCGGAGCGTTCGATGAGAACTTGTCAGCCATAGCAGCACCTTACACTAGCGGGGTCTGTTACGGGACCCCATGTTGGTTTTCTTGTCGTCCTGCTGGCCTATGCCGAGAGTCGATTGAGCGTTCAACCGTTGAAGGATGGATTCGCGGTTCGGGTAGTCATGGGCTTCAAGGACGGCTTGTGCGTCCAGAGCGCCCATAGCGAACAATGTTTCCGCTTCGGCAATGCGCGCTGCGCGAGAAATCGGCATGGCGCTTCCGGCGCGGACGAACAACGAGAACTTCATGGGAGACGCTCCTTGTTCGTTGGGGACGAAGAAGTGGCGCGCCCGCAACGCAAGCATGGACCGTTCTCCGTCTTGGCCGACGATGGACATGACCCTCGGAAGTGAATAGTTCTCCACAACAAGGTTCGCCAAAAGGTTCCCCGCCTTGGATAGCGTTCGTTCCAAGTTCCTGAGCGCCAGCCTGATCCGTACGAAAGCCGACTCGGCCACGGAGTCGATAACTCCCTGCGCGTTTCGACCCGTTGGAGAAAAGCCGCGTACCACCCCTGATAGTCCACTGATGCGTTCCATTTCTGCGATGTAGAAACTGATGAGTTCCTGCACGTCGTTTGGCATCTGTGGTGGCACCAACCAACCTGCTTCAGACCCTGCGCCTTTGGTGATCCTCTGACCGGGCCGATTGACGATCTTAGTACGCGGGATACCCGACCGGGAGTCCTCCATGAAGATCGGGTTGGATACCAGTTCAGCGTGCTGTTGCAGCGACGCCAACAGTCGGTTGATCGCCAACTGTGGGTCTGCGAGGTGGTCAACGAGTGCGATCCCCCACATATCTCCGATGTCGTGGTTGGTGTACCGGACGTACGGGTGTAGTCCGTGCTGCCACATATCCATCGCGCGTTCGTTCATCAGAACGTGAGATCCGGTGGTGATAATGCACCGCCATTCGGTGACGTTGAACGGTTCACCCTCGTCGTCGCCGGGTTCCGGCGAAAACAGGGTGTTTTCCTTGATCCACGCCTCAAACACGGTGATCGACCCGTCGTAGTACGCAGAATCGGATACCCGGCCACCCTGACCGGGTTTGCCGTACACCGGGGGAACCGTGCCTGATCCTCCGCTGTGGGCAGCGAGGTTTGCCATTGGGGCTTTGCCGCCGGTTTCTGTCGAATCTCTCCGTGGCAGGCTGTACCCGGCACCCATGTCGTCGTCTATTACGTCGCCACGGTTGGGGAACCGGCGCTCAAACTCCACAAGGGACAGTTCCCTAGCCTCAATGACATAGTTGGCGTCGTCAAGGCTCGTGGCGTTCGGGTCGATGAACAACGTGAACGGGTCACAACGTCGCATGACCGGATTTCCCGCACCGCCATCGGAGCCGGGATCGTAGACACACTTGAAGAACCCGGTGCCGTAGATGAAGGAATCAAACAGAACCTTCTCTACTTCGCTCTCAAAGTTCTGATTGACCCAAAGCGAATCTAGGACTGTTTCAAGATCCTGTGCGAGTTTCTGTTGAAAGTTGGAGTATTGGGAGTGTGGGTCCGACGACGCTACGCATTGAAATCGAATACGCTGATCCGTCATCCAGCCGACGAGCGCTGAAATGATCGGATAAATCTCAGAAGCCGTTGGCGACGGCATCCACGCATCGCGCGTAGCGGACCATCCCCGGTTGTGGACCAGCCGGTAGGCTTTGCGCCACCGGTCGTGGCGTCGGTTCATTTCCTTGCGCGCAAGGTCGAACAGCCCGTTGATGCGTCCTGCGACTACATGGTCTTCGCCTTGTGCGTGATCTGTGCGCTCCGCTACAGCCATTGTTTCACTTCTCGTTCGCCCGTCTCGGTCTTACGGCGCATCGTACTATCCATACCCTCGTCCGTTACCCTAAGCGACTCTTTATCGCTGAGATCGACAGGGACGTAGTTGACCGTCTTTCCGATACGTTCCGATTCCTTTTCAGAAGCGCGACGCAGTTCTTCCTTGAACTGCTTTGGATCGCTGATGGCCTTACCAACCGTGTGATTGTAGTGTTCGTGCATCACCGTTGTCACAGCGAACGAGTAGACACGTCTCAACGCGGGAGACTGGCACTCGGGGCAGACAACTAGCGGGTCGTCAGTGTGCTTCTGCCACTTCTCGCCGTGCGCCCCGCACCCGTGGCACCGATACAGGTAAATCGGCACTTAGTAGTACCACGAATCCTGCCGACGCCGTTCCGCTTCAGCGTCAGCGCGCATACCGTCGCGTTCCTTCGTCAACTCCGACCATTCGTCAAAGTCTTCCCGAACCCACGACTGGCTTCTTGGAAAACGTGGGTACTTCCTGCGGAGGGCAGCACACTCGGCGCATGGCGGTTGGCCGTACAGTTTGGGTTTGCCGTGACATGACGTACACCAGTCCCATAAACCATGCTTGTTGAGTTTCATACAGTTCCTCCGTGTTGTGATTCTAGTAGACCTAGTTCGGTCGCTGTTTCAGGATGATCGTGTATCCACCGGTGGCAACCCCGGCATATTGCTATCGTGTTCTCAGGGTCAAGGATCGACCCGCCACGGGACCGCATCAACGGTTCGTGTAGTTCCGTCGCCCGTGCCCTACAGCACGCCACACCGGTATTGAGGTAGATCGTTGCTCCGGCTTCGCAACTGGTTCGTTCACCGAGTTCCTGTTCCACCAGTCTTTGGCGTTCCCGGTTGATCTTGGCCCGCTTCTTGCTGACCTTTCGTAACGGTGTTCGTTTCATGTGACGGTCGCCGTCTCGTTCCATTCCTCCCACGCAGGGGAGATGGGTAGCGCATCGTGTGGTTCCTCTGAACCCATAGGTCCTTCATAGCCGTGTACGGGTCCCTCTGTGGAGGCGCAGATGCAGGCGATAGCCATTGCCATCACACAGTCGTCGTGTGACCGCCCTGAGCCGTCTGCGGGTCCGTACCCGCCGTTGGGAAGCGTGACGTAGGTTCGCATCTCGTCGTACGTCTGTGGATCGTGGATCGTCATGTCGCGGTCGGCAATGAGTTTGATCAGCCACCCAATCGCCCATTCCTTGCGTTTCCATGTGGTTGACCAGCCCATCGTTTCGCTGATCTTGCCGGGGGTCTTGTCAGCCCACCTGTTGCGCCAGATGTACGGATAGTCGATCTCTATGAGCCTGCCGATGGTGGCGTAGCCGGGTCCTTCGACTTCGGTGCTGATCGTTGCGTGGTTGTAGTATGCGCCGAGTTTGGCTAGTTCCTCAGCGAACGTCATGGGGTCGATCTTGCCGTTCCAGACGGCAACCTGTTCGTATGTGCGCCTGTTGATGACCTGTGCACAAGCGTTGTCGCCCATAGTCGTGTGCGTCGGATCTGCGCCAATGAAATACTTTCCCCAACTCAGGTCGCTGGAGGGTTTCCGGTAGATCGTCAACGACCCTGACCGGTCGGGGGTAAACTCCACATAGTTGCCCCGTCGGGTAAGGAATCCCTTTACCCCGGCTTTTGGTTCGTACACCATCTTCAAGTTCTGGATGGGGAACACATTGGTACCGGACGCAATGAACGCTTCTTCCGGTGTGGACGGGTATTCCTGCATGAACCGTTCAAGGTTGGAGTCGGCTAGGTTTCGGATCGCCCACCGTCTCCAAGCCAGATGGTCGTCGTCCACCCCCATTCGATGAAGGACACGTTCGTCTTCATCAAGGTTGGTGAGTGATTCACGCTTCAGGTTCGACGCCGACGCCGTGTATTCAGGATGTTCCCACCACGGGAAGAACAACGGCCTGTAGTCGTTGTCGCCGGATACGGCGTTCTGCCATGTGTCGTAGAACCAGTTGCCGACACCGTTGGCGGTCGATTCCAGCAGGATCATCGACTTTGGTTGATTTGGGATCGTTTGTCTCAAACCAAGCATCATCTCGTCTGGTCTGTCCCAGAACGCAATCTCAGACCCGTGCATTGCGTTGATCGTCCGTGATCGACCAGCGCGCATGTTCTTCGCGGTAGCGATACGGATACTGGAGCCGGTTTCCTCCCACGCCAGTTCCTTGCGGGACACATACTTCGTGGTGTAGAGGTCCTTGAACGGATACGTCTCCCAATACAACTTCGTCATGTTCAGGAGGTATTCGGATGCGTCGATTTCGTGTGCGATGACCAGCCCGTACGTTTGTTCGTGCATCATCACCCATGCGAACATCAAGGCTTCGGCAAGTGTTGAGATCCCCAACTGACGGGCTTTCAATACGACGACCCGCACCGGCACGCCGCGCGAGTACATATCGTTGATGACTTCCAGCGTTTGCTGCTGCGCCCAGTTCGGCTGGAACCGCTCTACTGTCTGTTGTTTGGTTCTAATCGACAGTTTCTCAATGAGCGGATCGAACTTCACTGATCGGGGTTGTCTTCCTCGGCGTCGGACTGTTCGACTTCTACGGTCCCCGCTACGTCCATCTCAGCGATCATCTGTGTGATGCTCGCCCGAAGGTCAGAAAGGTCTTCGCCTTTTTCTTCGGCAAGTAGACCCATCATCTTGGCAAACAGGTTTGTGACCATTCGTTGCTTGACGACCGGCGAACCTTCGTCAAGCATCAGTAGGGTTTCTTCAACGACCCTCCACGCTACCCTGCGAACCCCGACCCGTAGATCGTCGTCGTCCCTAGTGGCCGCATCTACGGGGAGTTCCGTTACAGCAGTTCGGACCTTCTCAACGTCAATGTCGAAAATGGTCGCAATGGTGGCTGGAGACAGCCCGTAGGACGCCAACTGGGTGATAACCGTCTTTGCGGGTGCCCGTGCCATCAGTCGTCCTCCGACTCGTCTTCGTCAAACCACACGTCGGCGTTGATACTCCGGTATGTCTCCACCAACTCGTTCAGTCGCTCAAGTAGTTCTTCCTTCTCGTCTTCCGACAAGTTGGCGTCCACCCGGCGAACCCGATTCCAGTCAACCATGACCAGCAGCAGTAGTAGCAGGATCATTCATTGGACCGTCTGTTTCTTAGTGCTTTTCTCGCTTCTGAAAAATAACGAGAAATCTGTTCAGGGGATGGGTCAGGATGGGTATGGATGGGTTGGGTGACAAGGGTGTCACCCCGTGGTGCGTCTTCTGTCACCCCGTTCTGTTCTGTTTGACGCCCCGATTGAGCCACGGGGTGACAAGTTGACAGCCCGTGGAGAACCACCTCGTACCCGTTTGGCCGACGATCCCAACGAATATGGGAGGGGCCGGGAACCACCCGTAGTTCGCCTATTTCAACGAGTTCCTTGATCTTTCGCTGGACCGTTCTTTCCGACAGAAGGGTCTTTTTAGCAATCGTCGCAACAGCAGGCCAAGCATTAGTCCCGTCGTGGTCACAACTGTCAGCAATAGCCAAAAGAACGAGCCTCGCGTTACCCACAGACTCCGATACATCCCACACCTGCGCCATTACCTTGACAGACACTCTAAGAACCCTTTACCGGATAGTAGTCGCCCACCTGAGGCGACTTCCCCAACCATTCAGGGTTGATTTCGTAAACCTTCGGCATGGGCAGTCCTGCTGCGGTCGTTCTGTACTCCGCAGAAATCATCCCGAAATCCACGAGCCTCTTAGCGCGACTGGACGCCAACCGGCGATTGGTCCCCAACAGCAGACCCAACGACTGATTCGACATCTCGCTGTACCAGCGATTGCCGATCTGTTGCGCCGACTGAACCAGCGCATCCCATGTATCGGCGTCTAACGGCGTAAACGTCCGATTTCTTGGTGTTGACATATCTCCTCCTTCTTGGATAAGATCGCTACGTTGATTGGGCCAAGGCTCTTTCATCGTGGAACCTCCTTCCAGAACGGGGGGTCGGGGCAATGGATACCCCGGCCCCCCGCTCACTTTTTGGCCCGCTTGCGTCGAATATCGACATCCAAGTTGATTCCGTAAGCATCCGACACCGGCACCACCAGATGCTTGTCGGAATACGGCACCACCATCGTCAGAAGAACGTCCCCCGACGCCGTAAACCGCAAATCACGCATCGAAGCCGTGAACATCGTCTGCTCAAAGTTCGGCTTGACGCCAGTCCGGTGTTCAGTAGACGTTTCCTGCTTGGAAGCCATCAGACAGACTTCCCCGCAGCGCTCTTAGTGGTCCACTCCAACGCAGTACCACAGAGATTGCACTCCCAATCCCAGTTCACCGCCACCTTATGGCTGATGAAATGCCTGACGCACTCCGGGCAGCGAACATAAGTCCGTTTCGGCTGGGGCTTGGCGCTCATTCGTCCTCCTTCGGCGCTGGAGGACCGTAAATCGGCCTCGGATCAACCCACTCCTGCGTATCAGGGGTATCCGCCCCCCAATACTGCCAACCGGGCAACGTCTCAAACAGCGGAGACGTAGATCCCACGTCCGATTCGTACTGAATCCCGTCGTCACCGTCTGCTGGCTGGCCCAACAACGTCCGAACGACACCCATACACATCTCTGTGAGGGATTTCAGCGACCGTTCCACCAAAAACAACGCCAGATACAGCGTCAACAGCACCGTAGCCACCGTTACAACGCACATCACCGCAAGGAATCCGCCGGATGGCATGTGAGAAGTCTCCCTTCTAGGACGTTCACATAGTGTTTCACATCTTGGAACTATCCGCAAGGATTTTTTCAACGGCCCGGTTCCAGATTGCGGCGTCTTCCCCCCCCGGCGCGCGGCTGGTCAAACTGGGACTGGTGGCCGTCAACCCTAACCAACGTCCGGGGCAATGCTCCGGTTCGGTAGATTGGATTTATGGCCGGTCGGGAGGCTGGTCTGAGGGAAGAATATCCAACTTTCCTCTTGACAACATAAAAGGAGTTTCCACGATGGAAGCATCAACTTTGACCGAAGAGTTGGCTGCTCTAGCAATAGCAGCAGCCGCTCCGAAGAACAAGGAAGCCGCTTCTGCGGGACGAGCAGTCAAAACTCTGGCTAACCTTGGGATCACTCTCACGGCTGACCAGATGGCGAAGGTTCCTACCGCAGCCGCCAAAGTGGACCGGACGACTGGCGACAACCTCGCCACGGCTCTGACCACGATGCTCGATCACTCGCTGATCGACGGCGACGATGCCTCAGCCGCTCAGACTGCTGTGGACGATTGGAAAGCCGCGAGGCCGACCGGTCGCTCATCCGCTTCCGGTCCACGGATCGGGACTTCGACGGACAACCCCGCTGACACTTGGCTCCACCTCGTCGTCAACGGTACCCCCGTCAAGACCACTACTCGGAAGGCCGGCGGAGCAATCAGCAGCCTGTACGACTCGATCGGTGCCATCGCTCGCAAGGAGCATGGCGTCACCTCCGCAGCATGGAAGGGAAACCTCGATGCGATGAAGGCTTCGATCTACTCGGAGACGGATGCGGACCTCGAGTACGGCAACGGAATCGTCATCAAGGTGCGGTTCGAGGGCTAAGGGAATGAGGGCCGGGGAGAAATCCCCGGCCCTCCCCCCCGGCTTCGTTTGGTACCTGCTTGAGAAGCAAGACAGCAAGCAGACAGGTTCGATTCCTGTGAAGCCACGAAAGTAAGCAAGACAACAAGCAACGGGAGGTTGCTCAATGAAAGAGAAGGTAGCGATACAGATTTTCTGGAAGACCAACCCCGACATGGGAGTTGATGTCATGCCCGTGACCGACCCCGATGAACGCCTGTCGGGAGTGTTCCGGCACTACCCGGCGGAGAACCCGGCCCAACTCGACGCCATCCTCAAAGGCGTTCACCGCTGTTTCGAGGTAGTTCAGGAGGTGTGGGACTGATGAGTAGTGCGAGGCTATGTATCACGGTGCCTGAGGCGCTATGGCGTCGAGCGTGCCCCGACGGTGACTCACCGTCGAAGGTCGTACAGGAGGCGCTCCGCCTGATGGTGGACGCCAAGTTCGAGGCGACGAACGCCTCCATCCGAGAGTACTACGAGGAGGCCATTTACTCAGGGTACTACGAGGAGGCCATGTCATGAGTAAGAAGCGCAAGCAGCCACACAACCTGCGACCGAAGGGCGGTCGCACGACCCCGAAGGGAGGGCGACGATGAAGGAATGAACTCTACATAGAGTCATGAGTACCCTCGCACCACGCAAGGTGGCACCGGCTCACGACCGGAGCGAGGGACGACGGAAGCACCGTCAACCTAGGAATGGAGGTTCCTAATGAAAGTAACCCCAAGACATGAAACCTTTATCGACGTGGAGTTGGACCACACCTCGCAACAGGCATTGCGCTTGCTGTTCGAGCGGACACCCAACTTCCCTTCGCTGCTGCTTCCACTAGCGGAGGCAGTCGGGTGGGAAGATCCTGCTCCCCGCCGCGCCGTCTACATGAAGGCGAAGGAGTCGGCATGACTGAAGCCACCCAAGGCACTACGTCTGCCTTTACCCAACCGTGTCTACCGGGCTTTGAACCCGACGACACGCCAAGCGACGAACCCTCTCTGGAGGATAGGGTCATTCGGGTCTTGATGGCATCAGCCCGAGCGAAACTGGCTGCCTCCAAGGAGGCGGACGGATGCTGAGCGTACTCACCGTCGTCATCCAAGTCCTATTCATCGTGGTCGTACCCTTTGCGATGTACGCCTGCTACCGAGAATGGCGCGAGGACCTCAAAGAGTTCTGGCGCGACGAGTTCAAACGGGGTTAGCCCGATTTGGCATAGGCAACCAACGTCTGCTAAAATGGCAGGCAGCCGACAGGAATGGAGGTTCCAATGGCTGAGTTACCCGGTGAGATCAAGACGATCCACCTTCCCGGTCCAACCCGGTGCTGTGACTTGTGTGCGATAGAGGACAAGGAGCAGGACGCGGAGTACGACATGCCAACGATCTTCGGGTCGTGGGGGTATGTATGCGAGGCGCACCTTCGCACGCATGTACCTCGCGGCGGGGAGTCGATCGGTACCCACATCGTTTGGACGGGCTGATGCCCGCCGAACGGACCACCTACTGCCGGTGTACCTCCTGTAAGAAGGACGCACACGGGCAAGGACCCGGACTCGTATGGGTATGGGACGAGTCCCGCGACAAGTGGATAAGGGGGTGGCCGATCTCCTGCTGACCTGCTACGGCTACCGAGCCTAGCCCTTTGTCCCGCACCACCCTCCCCTACGGGTGCGGGACATTGGGGTGCGCTCGCACCAACAGACCTCTTTGGAAGGAGGCAACATGAATGACACCGACACTTCGGCTGACCCCATCGTGGTTCACCCGGAAGACGTTGGGCAACAGGTAGACACAGTTACCTTGACTACTCACGAAACATGCGGGTATGCCAAGGTGGAACTACCGAGGTACGACCCCATGTCGTTCCCCGAGTCTGACCGGGTAAAGATCCCGACAGAATCTACCTTCATCGACCACGACGACCTCTCATACCGAGTCGGCGTGGACTTCGCACGGGGACGAGTCCCCATGCTTTGGGGACCAGCAGGGGTGGGCAAGACACAACTAGCCCGCCACCTTGCGTTCCTCATGCGGGTTCCCTTTGAGCGTATCCCGCTCGGTGAGACCTCAGAACGTGAGGATGTTACCGGGCACTACGAACTCAAGGGTGCCACCACCGAGTGGATCACATCACGGCTAGCCCGGTCATTCACCCGACCGGGAGTCGTATGCGTGGACGAGTGGAACGCAGCCCCACCGGCTGTACTCCACGTCGCCCGTCCTGTCCTAGACGACTCCGCCGCGCTCGCGCTGGACGCCTACGACGGGCGCATCCTGATGAAGCATCCCCATTGCTTCATGGTTGCGACAGGCAACCCCGACTGGATGCCCCAGTACGCAGGTCTGCTACCACTCAGCGAGGCTGACGCCGACAGGCTTTCCCACATCAACGTGGGGTGGCCGGAAGTACGGACAGAAGCAGAGATCCTTCTCAACCACCTCGGCCAGCACGATCTGGACAAGGTACCGGCATGGCAAGTTCTCTGCGCCCTCGCCACATGGCAGGACCTCCGGTCAAGCATCGACCGGCAGGGCCTAGCGATCACGGCTGGCACCCGGTCGCTGATCAACTTCGTTGAGTGTCTCCAGTACCACCCGGTACGAGAGTCGATGGCGAAGGTGTACCAGCGTATGGACTCCCAGTCGTACTCGCGTGTCGAACAGGCGTTGGACTCCCACGATTGGGGACGCAACCCCAACCCGACAGCGCTCGAGTTCTGCGAGTCAGTAGCGGACCCCGCATACGAACTCGCCTCCAAGGTGGGTACGACCCTCACCGTGGAGGAGTGCGACGAGGGTGAAGACGGGGACGATGAGTAGGCGGAGCGACCACCCGTCAATCGGCGCACTCGAGAACGAAGCGTGGCTACACGATACCGACCCGGATTGGATCAAAGCATACGAAGTAATGGGGGACCTCGTACCGAGGTTCACCGACATCGTACGACTCGCGGCTGGTGACACGGGCCTACAGGTCATAGTCCGACCTAATCAGGGTCCAATGACCAACGGGGCCAAGGTCGTCATACCCGTAGACATCGGGTTCGCTAACGTCGATCCGAAGCGTCCGTGTACCTGTGACACGAGCGACGACTGCGCCTACCACGTCTTTGTGGGGTACCTGATTCACGAAGCAGCCCACATCGCTTTGGGTTCCACCAAAAAGGTGACGCCCGAACTGATCGGGGACGTACTCGCGTCGTTCGACAAGATCGGGGCGTACATCGGGCCGAAATATGCGGAGCAGGCGTTCACTTCGCCAGCATCCACCACCGCCCGGGTGACACTCGAAGCGATGACGGTCCTGACACCCGAACAATGGAGCAGGTACGACCGCAAGCCGGTGAGTCTCCTTGAAGTGGCCGGCCTGTTCAATCGTCACGCTCCCAACGTATGTAACGCCTTGGAAGATGCCCGCATCAACCAAGTGATGGGGTTACAGCGATCCGCTTTGGACCAAGTTATGAGAAGGCTCCTCAAGCGCATAGTGATAAGCGCGATGGGGGTAGAGGACGGACTCGGGGAAGCACCAATCGGGTACCAAGTCGCTGTCGGTATGGAAGTCAAGATGGAGCATGACCTTGATCTCGGACCTCTACTGAAGTCTGAGACAGCATCAGTCGCCCTTGCCGACGACGTACTCCACCGGCTCGTCACCAACCCCGACCTGTTCCAAAGCACCGCCGATTGCGTGGCTGCTTCTGCCATTCTCACCGAACACCTCCGCAACACATACGGGTTGTACGAGGTGTCCGTAGACCGTGAAACCCGACAGGGATCGAAGTTGAAATCCGGTAAGGACACGGGCGACGACGGCAAGATGAAGCCAAGCCAGCAGAAACGGGAAGCAAAGGAGTTGGGTCAGGGCTCCGACCGGACTTTGACCCGGTCAAGGAACACCGCCCGCGCCGACGACCGAGGGTTCGGAGAGTATGACCGAACCCACGACACCCCAACAGAGGACCCTCAAACCCGAACCGACTTGAACAAGGCGTTGATCGACGCTCTGGACAAACTCGCAGACCCAACTGAGGTAGAGGGCCCTGCTGAGGCAGCCAACACCCCGTATGCGGGTGGCTACGGAGTCAAAGCGGGGTCAGGGGAAGGCTCCTACCGAACCGTCGTGCTTCGCCCCAATCTGGAAGTTCGAGCGCATGACGACATCATGATCGGACCCGGGTTCACATACGCAGCGGGCAACTCGGGCGCGCCGGAACGAATCCAAACCTTGGACAACCAGACGTTCAAGCCCGTCGAAGCATCGCAGCGGGCTCTAGCCGAAGCCCTTGGACTCAACCGGAGGTCAGCGAACGTGCCGAACCTCCCGTCCGGGCGTCTACATGGCAGCAAACTCGCCAAGGTCCCGTCTGGTGGACGGCGAGTATTCAGGCGTGTAGAGAAGCCAGCCAAGAGGTCGTATGCGGTACTCATAGGGGTTGACCAATCCGGCTCCACTCACGGAGGTACGGACGACCAACTACGGGCACTCGCGTACGGGCAGGCCGAGTTGCTGGACAGAGCGGGAATACCGTTCGCCATCGCAGGCCACACCGGACGAGGGTACGCCACACACCTTGACGGGGACAGGTTCGGGGAGTTCGAGTGGGAATCGAAGGAAGCCTGCGAAGAAGTCTGCCAGTCCTACGGCGTGGAGCCGGGGGGCCGGATAGACCTCGCAACCATCCAACTCATCAAGAACTTCGCTGAACCGTGGGACCTAAGAGCGAAACTGGCTCACGCCAACTTGTCGGGCGTGGCCCAGAACCTAGACGGCATCACCCTGCGGGCGTACATGAATCTGCTCTGCTCGCACAGAGCGACCGACCGCATCCTGCTCTACTACACGGACGGGGCAATGCCCGCTGAGGACAGGTCCCACCAGACTCCGATCTTGGAGGCGGAGTGCCGACGGGCGAAGGCCATGTCGATGCTCCCCGACCGGCGACTACACCTCATCGGTGTCGGAGTCGGCACCGACTCGCCCAAGAAGTACGGACTCGACACCATCGAAGTCCCGAATCTGATTGAGGAGGGTGAAGACGAACTCGGCATCGGCCTCGTCGTAGAAGGTCTGTCGGAACGAATCCAAGCAACCATCAACAAGTGAAGGAGCAGCAATGACCATGCCAACCCCAACGGAGCAATGCCCGCGATGTGATCGCACAACGCTCCAATACGAACAAGTATTGAACGCCTTGTCTCGCACAACCCGAGGCTTCTACGACCCGCCCGTGTACGTCTGCTCCGACTGCGGAACAGACGAAGCACTAGAGGAGTACTTCCTCCACTCGGCTACACCTAAGGACGCTTGGCCCCTGCCGGCCCTGTCGTTCGTGAGTCTGGTTGACGACATGAAAGCACGAGTCGAAGAGCACCGACTAATCATCAACATGCCCGCTGAGGGCAAGGAGGAAACACAATGAGCGACGAAGGTTTCTCAATCACCACGCCGGAAGGCATCGAAGCGTACCGGCTGCTCACTATCAGGGCTGCGTTGCGGTTGGAAGTCAAGACTGGTCTGAAAGCCAGCCGAGCAAACGTCCTACACGCAGCACAGCGGGTCATCGAAGAGCGAAACATGGCTCCCGTCCGCACCCGCAAGCAGGCACTCAAGGCAATGGACCTGATCTGCGACGAGTTGGAACCGGGAGTCCTGAAGTGATGAGCCGCATGAGCGACCTTCATCTGGACATACAGCGCCACCTCGGGTCTGAAATCCAAGACACCTTTGGCCGGTGCGCTCGTCCAGAAGACTTGGCACGTTGCGTCTACAACGCAGGCGCATACCTGAACGTGCCGACAGGTGAGGTACTACAAGTACTGAACGACATGATCAACGAAGCAACGAAGGAGATGGAAAGCGATGAGTGACCTCAAGATATTCAACGTGGTCAACGAAGGCGGCAAGGCCCGACTGGTGCCACTCAGCACCGAGTGTGAGGAATACAACGGGTGGACAAACCGTGAAACATGGGCAGTCAACCTCCACCTATCCAACAAGCAGGACTGGTACCAAGGAGCAATCGACGCAGTAGCAAAGCAACTTCACGACGAACCCGACACCTCTCCCGTCTACATGGGTGACGTACTCCGTCAATACTGGGACTACGACATCTTCTGCGACCCCGATCTCGAGTTGGAATGGGAAGTCCTAGTACTCCGTGACGTAGGCAGCGAATGGCGGGTCAACTGGACGGAGATCGCAGAGCATTGGATCGCAGACGTAAAGGAGCATCAAGATGCCTGACATAGACGACCTAGTAAGCGCACAGGACATAGGGCAGATCGCTCAGGTCCGTACCTCTGCGGTAAACAACTGGCATAAAAGGTACGGGACTTTCCCCCAGCCGTACATCGAACGGTGGGGTCGGATGCTGTGGCTCCGAACAGAAGTCATGGACTGGCTTGAATCATCTGGAAGGCTGACAGCCCACGCAATCATCAGAAACCTCCTGTCGGAAGACCCGGACATCTCCGCTGCCGAGAAGTGGCTGGACCAATCAGAGGGACGGGCATGATCGAGTGTGTGATTTGTGGGGTTACTGACCCCGAAGAAGGTCTGTCAGGACCGGGCAACCACGGTATCGAAGGCGACGTTTGCGAACTGTGCTTCCGGGTGGCACCGATGACTGACGACTTCGGAAAGGAGCATCACAGTGGCAGGTGGGTACCAGTTCCGCCCGCTCATCTAGGCGATGACTTGGACGAGTGGGTTGAAACCTGTCCGCATGATCGGGTCGAGTTGCTAGCCCACGACCGCGAAGCGCGCCATTACATATGGGAGTGGATTCCGTTTGAGTCCGAAGAGCGACATGGTTGAAGCAAACTGTGTTCGCTCTGGCTGGTGCTGCCAGCAGGCCCCATGCCCGTTCGGTGAAGCCGAAGAAGGCGGAACTGCCTGTATCCACCTCGTTGGCGATGAACCCGGCGAGTACGAGTGTGGCAGGTACGATGAGATCATGGCTATGCCACCCGAGATGGGAGCAGAGGTCGCTCCAGCCTTCGGCGCTGGATGCTGCTCTAACTTCAATCCGGTGCGAATCGCCCTGCTGTCACGGTGAGCCTTCGACTACTCAAATGGCCGGGAGGCAAAGGCGGGATGCTAGATGACCTACTCCCCCTCATACCCTACGACAACCTGTTCGTAGACGTATTCGGAGGTGGCGGGTCGGTCCTACTCAACCGCAAGCGATCACCGGTAGAGGTCTACAACGACCTTGACGGCAACCTCGTCAACCTGTTTCGTGTCCTCCAGACAGACCCCCTAGAACTAGAGCGCCGACTCAGGTCCACGCTCTATTCCAAAGAGGAGTTCGTCAAGGCCATACACATCATCGACGGGCGCGACGAGCCAGCGGACGACATCGAGCGGGCTTGGGCCATGTTCGTGAACATGAACCAGAGCGTCGTAGGCCGTGTCATACGCACACAAGGCAACTGGTCCAGAGCCGCGATAAGCGTCTCAGGCGAGTCTGCGGTAGTAGCAGGGTGGAAGTCCCTCGTGAACCGCTTAGGTGGCATCTACGACCGTCTCAGCGGGGTTCAGGTAGAACAACGGGAAGCGAACGAGGCGCTTAGATACTGGGACGGAAGCGAAACCGTCTTCTATGTGGACCCCCCATACATACACGACACACGGGTTGAGTCCGAGTACTACGCCCATGAGATGAGCGACGAGGCCCATGAGGAAATGGTCAGCACCCTGTTGGAGTGCCGTGGCTACGTCGTGCTATCAGGCTACGACCACCCCATCTACAACAAGTTTGATGACGCAGGGTGGGAACGAGTCGAGTTCAGGCGCGTCACTACAATGACGGCAAGTCAACGAGGAAAAGGCGATGATTGGGACAGAGAAATCAAACCAAGGGGTGAACGGGTGGAAGTGGTATGGCTAAACCAGAAAGCCCATTCCCAAAAGGCGGACCCGACGCTGTGGGACACCCTGTGATAGAGGCAGGTAAGACAGCAGTAGGGATGCTGAGGTCGGCATGGGACGACGACGCAAAGTTCAGCCAGAAGGGTGTCACAACCCTGCTGAAAGGACTCGGGGTTCCTGAACTCACCCACTTGGCAATGGTCCAGACCGTGTGGCTGCTTGAACAGATGGAGTGGATCGCCAACGTGGAACTGCCCGACAGCGAAACCCTTTCTGTAGAGGATCAGATCGCCTGTCTAGGAATCGACATCGCCCTCGGTGAGCAATGAGCGAGACTCCGAGCCTCTCCGAGCAATGGGAAACCCACACTTGGAACAACGACCGGTGCGAGGCGTGTGGTGAGTTGAAAACCTCGCACGCTGCGATCCGTGCCTGTGATCCTGAAAGAAGAGCAAAGGGGCTAGCCATGCTCGATTACCACCCCTACCCGACGAAACACAAGCGGTCTTGTATTGACGACGAAGGAAAGATCGAGTGCGTGTGTGGTCTAAGCGAGTCGATGGACCTCTACGACGAGAGCGTTGCCGAGCGGGCTTTTGAGTTCAGGCCGGAAGAAGCGTAACTCCACGACATGATCAGGCCCGTCATCTGGCAGAACCCCGGCATCAACCAGCCCGTCAATCGCAGACTTCGCAGCCGGGAAACATGCGCCCGTATCCTGCGTCCGCCTGTCGTTCAGATGGGGCATACAGGTCAGGATGCACCTCTCCATAGGGGGTATGCGGGCCTTCATAGCGAGCCATGCGAACGAGTCGCGCCATTCCTTGACCTGTTTCGCCCTGCTGTAGTAGTTGCTGTCACCGTAGATGCTGTTCTGAGTGAACGGCCTCGCGTAGTGGACGACTTCCCAACGGTCAGTCGTCATCTAGCAGGTCTTCGGGTTCGCACTCAAACAGTTCGCACAGGGCCAGCATGTGGTTGTGGCGTATGGGCATCCGACGATTCGCGTACTTCGACAGCGTGGACGGGTCGATGCCGACCAGACCCGCGACGTGGTACATCGGTGCCCCACTACGGGCGATCATCTGCCGTAGCGCCGATGGCCGGCCACGGGTCGCAATGATCGGAATGGACTGACCCAGCCGAGGGGGATCTAATGTCATAGGCGGACCTTATCATGTATCCAAGAAGATCCGAAGGAGGATTACCCAATGTCAGAGATTGAGAAAACACCGGTACTCACACCGGAAAACCAAGAACGAGTCCTGAAGTACCTAGGACTAGACCCCCGCGACACGGCCACGCAGGCCCTCGTCCAAATCTGTAACCGCTACGGGTTCGACCCGCTGTTGAAGCACGTCGTACTCATCGGCACAGGTGGCAAGAAGAACACCTACGTCACACGGGACGGGCTGCTACACCTCGCACACCAGAGCCATCAACTCGACGGCATCGTCGTAGAGGAAGAAGGCGCTGACAGCGAGGAATGGTGGGCCGTCGTACAGGTCCACCGCAAGGACATGGGCCACCCGTTCAAGTACCGGGGACGGTACTCCAAGAAGGGGGCCAACGCCAAGTACGGACCTGAGATGGCAGTCAAGTGCGCTGAAGTCATGGCGCTACGCCGAGCCTTCGACGTGTCCCTGCCCACCGTAGAGGAACAGTGGGACACTGTGAGCGGGCAGGTTGGGAGCGTCGAACCCCTACAGGAACATCATGTACCCGACTCCAAGGAAATCGCAGCGGTCGAGGAGATTCCACCGGCGGCAGCCGAGATCGCCAAGGTAAGGCGCACTCTTTCATCCGATCCCACCCGTGAAGAACTCGAAGACCACCGTGACCGGAAGTACATCGTCAACCGCATGAACCACCCCGAGGTACCCGGCAAGGTACGATCAGAGTTCCGGGCCAAGTACGGTCATCCCGACGAACTCTCTGGGGCTTTGATGCACGAAGCGCGACTCTGGGTCGATGAAGCGACCCCTGATGTTGAACCCTTCTGACGAACTCTTGGAGGCTGTACGGGCTGGCGCATGGTGGCGTCGTCAAGCGGCTTGTGTCGATGTCGAACGCGAAGTGTTCTACGACCGGACACGGCAGCGCGAGGCGCTCACCTACTGCCAGCAATGCCCTGTGAGCAACTGCTGCTTGGACTACGCCCTGAAATGGGAATCTGAATACGGGGTGTTTGGCGGGTACAGCGCTCGACAGCGCGCCCGGTTACGGCCCGAACTCACCCACTACGCCAAGGAAAAGTTACGACAAGGCATTTGGGGATCGGTCCCCGTACTGGGAAGCGACGACGGACTTGAGCAGGCTGAGTAGCGCCGAAGCACCAGCCAACGCAGCGCTCTTGCCGCTCGCTAGATCCGTAACGACAAACGTCGCAAGAAACGCCTGCGCGAAGGTAACTACTGCGCGCTCGGCAATGTCCTTGTAGTTCATTAGTAGGAACCTCTCTTTTTTGTAGTGACCTTGGTGCCCGTGCGCTTGGCTGCCTTCTTGGCAGCAGCCTTGCCCTTCTTGGTGTACGGGTAGTGGGTTTTACCTACTCGCGGCACTAAGGACCACCTCCAATAGTTCGGGATTGTTTTTAGCGAGCCCATACAGGTCCCTGACGTTGTACGTCTGGCCTCGTATGTGTGCCCGTTCGTATTGTAGCGCATTACTCCAGTCACCTGTGCGTAGTGCCCGGTTCACTATGTCTCCCGTGGCTTGGTCCTGCGCCAGACCAGACTTGATCATCTCAAAGCCCCGTGACCGTCGGCGCGGAGCGAACGGCGTACCGAACGAACCCCAGATACGGGAAGCGAACGCATCCGGGTCGCGTTGCCGTAGTTGACGGAGTTCACTGGACATGCTGGACACCCCTGCCAGTTCCGCGAGACCCTTGAACCCTTCGATCTGAGGGATGATGGACCTCGGGAACGTCTGGAGGATGCTAGGTGCCACGGCACGCAGCCTGCCAGTGTCGGGGCTGTAGACCATCTCCGGGTACAGCGACGGCCTACCAGACATGGGGTTGATGCCAAGGGTTTCACCGACAGCACCGATCAGCGGAGATGTCTGAGTAAAGAACCCTAGAAGAACCCCTGACCCGTATTCTCTGCTGTCGAAGTCAGCGAGCCGTGCGAGATCAGAGAACGGGTTGGCAGCGCGAGCGTTGATCGACCACTGCTTCGTGTCGGGACCTTCCTTACCGATGAAGAACGTATGCGACATCCATTGGGGTATCCCTGACCTGAAGTCCTCCATCTCAGCCGCAGCAAAGTTGGTCATCACCGATACCCGCAGCGGATGGTCGAACGGCAGGGTGAACGTGTACTTCAAGACGTGCTTCATCCAACCGTAGAACGGGAAGATGCGCCTCATGGCGACACGCTCCCACGGAAGCATGGCGTCCCAATCTTGGAGGATCTTGTTGGCGAGTTGAACACCCGCCTCCGCTGCGTCTGTTGCGCTGCGGCCCTTCTTGATGAGCCGATCCGACTCGTGCAGGTAGGCCATCGACCGGTACACGCTGTCGAAGTATTCGTTCATCTGGAACGACTTGTTCGCCCCCTTCTGGATCGCCTTGATGACACCGCCTAGCCACTGGCCCTCTCTGATACCCCACAAGAAACCCGTCTGCTTCTCAGTAGACAACCTTCTGAAGTCATGCTCAAACTGTTTGATCAAATCAGGATCGACCATCGCGGCACCCTTGGAGATGCCTATGTCCATCTTCCCTTCGTCCACCATCTTCTTCGCACGACCCACATACTGGAGAACCGTCGGATCGGTACGGGCCATCAGCATGACCATGCCACCGACAGCGTTGTAGACAAGGAATCTGGGTGACAGCGCCAGCGCCGACACACGGAACACATCCATTACCTTGTCGTACGCACCCCGGTACGGAACCAGACCACCGACCTTGGTTTGGGCTTCGATTGTCGTGTTGACAGACTTCGGGAAATAGGTGTCCGCAATCGCCAAGTCGATAACCTCGTCGGTCGCCCCAATCGACTTCCGTCGGTACTTGACTTTGAACTCGGGTGCCCAACGATCAGACATGCCCCACTTGGTCGGGTCGATGGTCGTGTAGTCCCTTTCAACGATCCGCTTCGCTACCAGACCGGGCGATTCATGCGGGCGATTTGCCATTTCTGCTGCGATCTCGTCCCGGTACTGATCTATCAGGTCGTCAAACGACCTGCCGAAAGCGGAGAAGATTCCATCGAGCCTGCCGATTTCCTCCCCGCCCCTCCTTAGGGTCCTCCCGAAGAAGAAGGCTTCCGTGCCGGCCTCTCGCATGAAGTCCATAGCCGTTTCAGAAATCGCAATGGCTGGGTTACGGATGTACGGCTCGGCGTTGTTCAGATGGCGCGTCTTGAACATCGCCGGGGTACCCAACCTGTGGCCGACCATCTTGCCGGGGGCGCGGCCACGGTTACCCAACTGCCGGTGGGGTATGTAGATCGGGTTCACACCCGCTGCTTCCATGTCCTTGACGGCCTGCCACGCCTCCCTGCGAATGACCCCGATTTCCTTGGGGTCCAGCCCAGACAGTTTCGCTGCTCTGGTGTACGACTCGAACATCAAGGCTTCCATCGCCTCTGGCGTAGGACGCTTCATAGACGTTGCGATCCGGCGTTCAAGTTCCCGCCGGTACAAGGGATGCCACCGTGCCGACAGGCTAGAAATCTTGCCCTGCCACTTGAGTACAGCCTTCTCGGCCTCACTCATGGACTCGGTGATCTTCTCGTCTAGCGACGACCCACGCGCCTTGGCAGCCTCGGCTTTTATCCGAGCGTCGTTCAACTCACCCGCAAGTCTGGACTGTTTCGCACGCGCCGCGTTGACCGTATTCGTGGTGGCTGTTGACGTACGGAGTTGGTTGACTGCCGTTTCGATCTCAGTCAACTCGTCCAACAAGCCCGGTGCGTGGTCCTTCAACCGGCTCTTGATGTTCTGAGAAGCCTTCCTGTTCAACGCCGACTCGGCCTGTGCGAGTTTCTTCCGGCCTTCAGTCCACTGGTTCCCTCTGAAGTCTGCTTCGGCGTTCCGCAACAAAGTCACGACCTCTGTTTGCAGCGTCTTGAACCCACCGACGATTTTATTCTGGACTTTGTTTAGATCCTTGACCTGCTTGGCGGACGCTGCGGCTCTACCCTTTGCCTTGTCGTACCCGGGTTGGTCGCCCTTCTTTACCTTCCGCGACGACTTACCGAGAGCAGCCATCATCTTTCTCTGCGACGGCTTGACCCGCACCCCGGCATCAAAGAGTTCCTTTGCCCGTATCTCCAACGCTTCCTTCGCTGCGTACAACGGGTGCGTTGACCCTGTTGCGTCGATCTCATCCAACTGGTCGTACAGACGCCGCAACTCTGGTTCGTCAGGATGAGCCTTTCCTTTGGCTGCGGGCTTCTCAGTGAACGTCGCCGTGCCCGCTTCCAGTCGGGCCTGTAGGTCCTGTTCCAGTTTGCGGACCTGTAGCAGCGATTCGTGGGCATCCACGACACGACTAGCGGGTTTGACTGTCGCGGCAGCCGTCGCCTCAGCGCGTGCGATGTCCGCTTCGACCTTTTCCACAAGCGCTTGACGGTCAGCCAGACGGGTTCCTTCATCGACAATGGTGGGTCCATACCTGCCGTACCGGCCTTCGGCCATGTCTACAATGGGTCGCCACAGTTCGCCCTGACCCACCGCTGATGCGGGTCGATCCGGCAGAATCTCCTTAGCGCGATCCATGACACGCTGAGCAGCGACAGACGAGTGGCTGCCCCTCCGCGACACGAACGATTCCTCTGGTGCGGTCCTGCTGGCTTCAACCAGTTCTTCTATCAGTTGGTCCAGACGCTCCTCGGTGAACGACTCCCTGCGGAATCCCTCAAACCGCTTCATATCGACATCAGTCCAGTCATCCATGACCGCCCAGTCGTCGATGTCGTCGGCAAACACTTTCTTGGTTTGCCAGTCGCCGTTCTTGGTTTGGCGAGTCAAGACGTAGGTGTCTGCGGGGGTATTCTTCCCTTCGTAGCCCTTGGGATGGAACTCATCAGACACCCATACGGCACCGTCCTCGGGGTCAACCAGCATCCGTGAACCCCGACCGGACTGAATCAGGTTCTTCTCATGCGCGGTCAGACTCGTCGGATACGTCATCCCCTTCCTTACGGCGTCTGCGGGTCCTTCGATCCGGTACCCCTCGGGGGCATCGGAAGCAGCAACGTCCTTGCTGCCGGACTTGGAGATATTCCTGTTGTCTTTCCCAGCCAGTTCATCCCGAAGGTCGATGCGAATGAAGTCTTCGATCGCCCTCTGTACGGGGGTAGCAGACGCCTCCGTGTTGACCAGCAGTTCACCTTTCTTGGCACCGGAATCCTTCTTTGCTTGGTCGCGTTGCTTGCGTGCTGCCTTGTGTGCTGCCTTGAGCCGTGAAACTTCTGTCGGCTCAACAAAATACTTTTCACCTTTGATCGTTCGTTCTGTCCAACCCTCGGTTCGCAGTTCTTCCAACTTCTTTTCCAGAAACGTCACCGTTCGGGTCCCTGTTTGACCCTCAATAGGGATTTCGATTTCTGCTGCGAGATCCGTCGCCGCATCCCCGAGGACATCGTTCATTTCCTTGACGTAATCCTCTAGAGAACCCGGCCTGAGTTTGCCTTTGCTCTCAATGACCGCTGCCCGAGCCTGATCGGGGTTCATCCCGACCTCGTTCGCAACCGTTTCCAGATTGCGTTCCGCCGCAACACGAGCCGCCGTCAAATCCGCTGCGTTCTCAGCAACGAGTTCGCCGTCGATTCTTCTGCGCGTCGCAACCAGCCGTCCCGCCTCCGTCGTAGGTGTCCTCCCGGTAACGGCTACCTCATCGCCATCGACTACGGGGCTGCGCTCCTTGTCGTAATGGTAAGCACGTTCACCGTCCCGCATCGGCGCGACATCTTCCGGCCAACCAGTCTCAGAGATCACGGTTTCCTCACGGGGCTTGAGGCTGTCCCGTGCTGCCGCATCGGCTTCCGACTTTGCGGTGGCCGCTTTGATTTCGTCTGGGAACCCGAGATCCGGTAGCCGCATCTTTTCGATACGCTCAAACAGGCTCGTTACCGTCGCAGACGCAGCAAGCGGGTCGTGGGCATCAACGATCTTCTTCTGAGCCTTGAGTTCCTGCGCTTTCTTCGCCGCCCTCGCGCCGTGGCTGACCTCTTTCGTGGTCGCAGACGCCTTCTGTTTGACGACTGTCGGATCACCCTTTTCGGCCTTCTCCATCTTCTTGATAATGGATTTGATCTCAGCGGTAGAGGGATAGAGTTCCCCGCCGATCATCAGCAGTTCGCCCTCCTTCAACCCGTGGTCAGAGAACCACTTGATCATTTCAACCGTGTCGTTAGCCATCGCCAACCACTGGCTGCCGCGACCCGAGTTGCGTGCCCATTCAGGGGCAGGCATACCGGGATTCCATTCACCAAACTGCATCGTGTCGAACGTCTGGGACAGTTCAGCGTCAGTGAAGTCGTCTAGCCACGTCCCGAGGTGTGTCTTGAGTTCGTCAACTGTGGCAAACCTTCCACCAAGGAAGTCCTCTACGAGCAGCCCTTCTTCCGCTGCCCTCTGCGTCTGCCGTCCACGACGAGCAGCGCCCTGAGCGTTCACCCCACCAGCACCGGTGTTCGACATCGACCTAGCCACCCGGTCATACGGACCAGACTCCCGAATCTTCTTGACTGCCTTGGCTGTCAAACCCGCCTTGGAAGCGATAGGCAACAAGTCCAAGAACGTGAACACAGGATGCGCTGCAAGTTCCTTCACCGACTTGTCGCCCTCGTAGCCACCACCGATCATCTCAGCGGTAAACGACCCCGGCACCAGCCGCACACCGGGCGCGCCAGCGATACGGCCAAGACCCTTGAAGTCGCCTTCGGCCAGCATCCCTACACCCTCGGAGACAGAAGGAATCAAACCTTTGTCCGGGTCCATGATCGCTCCGGGTTCCTTCAACATGAACCCGGGTAGTTGCGGCAACCCCAACACGATGTCTTTCAGATCGCGTGCAGCGTTCTCAGCGAACCCCAACGGATTGAAACGGCCACGACCCATGCCCGTTTCTCCGGGCATTACCTTCTCAGAACTGATCGCTATGGCTGCCTCGCGGTCAGACATGGGCGTGCCGCCCTTGTTGATGCGATCAAGGTCGTACAGGTACGCCTGCCGTACAACGTCCATTGCGACGCCGTTCTGGAGGCTGATCGCGGCGCGCCGACGCCACCGATCACGCGCAGTTTCTAAGCCAGTTTGCCTACCGGGAAAGATCGGCTGTGTAGTAGGCATCCATCATCAACCCATGTTGCCAAGCAACGCCTGCTCAAACGGATCGGACAACTGCCCACCCAGCGCAGCGTTGGCTCCCTGACGGGCCTGTGTTTCACTGGTGATAGCAGTAATAGCCGGTGTTGCTGCCTGCTGCTGCATACCCACTAGAAGGTTTCCAGCGATTTCCTGCGAGTTGGTTTCCAGTCGTTCTCTGAGGTCGGCGTCCTGAATGTGGCTGTAATCCATGTTCATCAAGCCAGTAGCGACACCGTAGAAGGGTTCCATCGCGGTGCCGATGCCCTGCGCTATGGCTGACAGGTCCTCCGCTGAATAAGCGGGGTTCAGGGCTTCAGGTGTCCACGGGAACCCCGTGAACCCGGCCATGCGGCCCGACTGGTACATCATCTGAACCAACTGCGACCGGTCAATCATGCCTGCTTCAGCCATCTGCCAATACGCTTGGAAGTTCTTGAGTGCCGCATCAGCGACCTCTTGTCCCATGCCCTGCGCTGACGCTGCGTTGGCGAACATATCCTTTGCGATGTCTAGGGGCTGTATTTCCTTTTCCCCGGTGCCACCGAACAATGACCCAACGAGCGGTAGTGACTGAACGAGATTCGCTGCCGCACCACCGGTCACCAAGTTGAGTGCCATGAACGCGGGTGCCCCCACCAGCGCGCCGACACCACCAAACCCTGCGCCGAACGCTGCACCGACCATGAGTCCCTCAGCAACAACGTCGCCTTTGGTGCCTTCGTCAAACCTGTCTCCAAGTAGGAAACTGCCGACCATTGCGGTCGCCAATGCGGGGTTGGCTCCCCGTAGGAAACCAAGAGTCGATGGACCTATGCCCGCCTTAGCAATGCGCTGGGTGATTCCACCCATGCCCATCGCGCCGAGGCGTGTTGACATCTCAGCCGCCGGGCCCGCGGCCTTGGCACCCTTGATTGCCTTCGTGTAGTTCGCGCCGATAGTAAACGGGTTGTGCCGGCCTTTTGCCCAGCCCGCGAACCCTCCGAAAGAAGTCTTCGCACCAGCAGGAGCAGCACCAGCAGGAGCAGCACCAGCAGGAGTTCCGGGCGTCGGACCCTGAGTAGGACGTGGTGGACCGTAAACCGGACCCCGAGGATCGCCCATCGGCATCCCGCCCGGATACTGTGGACCTACGCGCGCACCGTACTGACGCGCCCTTGCGTTCTGGACTCTCGGGTTTTCGATTGTCGCCAACGCTTGTGTAGCAGACCGAATCTCAGAACCAGCAACCTGACCAGCCACCGCCCGTGCCGCCTGTGCTGTACCGGGACTTCGACCAGCCATCCCCCGGACCGTGTTGAGAGATCCCTGCGTTCCACCGGGCGGGATCGCAAAGGTCCCTGCCGATCCAACTCGCGGAGTCGGACCCGGACCAAGCGCCCGTGGCGCGGGCACTCCGTGTCCACCGTGCAGTACGGGCAGGTGACGCGGATTGACTGGTACGCCACGACCCGTCGCCCTGCTTGTCCCCAACGGGTACGTCGCAGGATTGTATTGACCCGGCACACCGGCTACAGGACCCACAGGTCTCGGCGCTGGTGGACCGTGCATTGGTCCAGCAGGCGCCCCACCGGGCGGAGCGTGAATACTGTAAGGCCGCTGCGGTCGGACTTCACGAATCGAAATGGGCGACGGTTCCGCCATCGTTGCGGGACCCTGCATCATTGCAGGCCCCTGAAGCGGTGGCTGAGAACCCGGCACCTGAGGTCTGGCAAGATAGTTGCCGAGACCTTGACTTTGTACCGGGGTGGAAGGCAGTGTTTTCATCCCGGCGGGTGGATCAGCGAACCCCTCAGCAATCTGCGTCGCTCCGTAGGCACGCCGTGCTTCCGCCCCTGATGGGTACTGGGTTGGTATCTGACTAGCGAGAGCAGCGTCAACAGCAGTCGGGCCAGCGGGCGTACCCACGGCCTGCGACATTGCGCGACTGATCGCTGCTAGGACTTCGCGTGCTGATGCCATAACCGGACCTTACTCTAGTAGAAGAACGCCAACTCTGGGTACTGCTCTACCAGCGGAGTCGCTGACACGAAAGATGTCTGCGGCTCACGCACCGGAAGTACCGCATTGCCTCCCATGCCGCTGAGTTGACTAACGATTTCGTCCATCCAAGCCGGATCACCCGCATTAGCAAACCCTCCGTACCCTTTACCAGACCAAGTACCGAGAGAGTTAGTGACTTCCGGCATGTAGTTCATCGTCGCGGCGTCAATATCCTGCTGCAACGCTGCTACAAGCGGATCGTAATAACCCAGTTCTAGAGTAGAAACAGTGTTATCGACACCGGTTTGATAATCCGGGTAGTTCCACACCAGCGGATCGCCCGTTTCGTCATAGTTGTACGGGTCGTAGCCCAGCGATTTACCGTAAGTGGTTGCCAACGGATTGAACTCAGCAGCCGAACCAGTCATTCCTTGGCCCTGATCTGTTTGGCCTTCCATGTTCTGCCACAGAGCCAACGTCGCCAAGTTGTTGTCGGTGACTGGCGCGCCGATACCTGTCAGCACGTCCGTTGCGAAATCGCCGGTCGTTAGTTGATCGGACAGCGATGGACCAACCGTGAAATCAGCAACAGTCGGATCAGGTTTGTAGTCGCCTAGATCCCCGAACGTGTGGCTCAAAGCCCGACGGGTCGGTGACGTGCGAGGCATCCCGCCCGGGCCGGGGAAGAAACCCGGGTCCCAAAAGGGGTCGTCTGCTGGGGGCGACCAACCCGGAGCCTCGGGAGCCGGAGCCTCGGGAGCCGGAGCCTCGGGAGCCGGAGCCTCGGGAGCCGGAGCCTCGGGAGCCGGAGCCTC